CTTCGGGAAGTAGGGCACTATGAGGGATGGTTCAACTCCGAAGTCGGTGACCGCCGACAAGGTGCTGGTCACCACGGCGAAGAAGGGGTCGACGTTCCAACTCCCCGCCGGCCAGTCGAAAGAGGGCGCCCGCCAGGCGCTGTGGGACACGGAATAACCTTCGTGCCGCGGGATAAGCGCGAGGCACTCATCGAGGATGCAGATAGGCCGTCGTTGCTGGACGTGTTCACCACTCTGGCCGAACAGGAAGGTCAAGACGATGCCAGGCAAAAAGCCTCGACGCCCCCGTTACTGACATGCCCCTGAAAAAGGGTTCCAGTCAGGACGTGATCGGCCACAACATCGGCAAGTTGATTACCGAAGGGTACCCACGGGACCAGGCAGCCGCCATCGCCTACGACAAAGCGAAACCAAAATCGAAAGGAAAGAAATGAGCAACTTGTTGGAGAGGGCGGCGTGGACATTCGCCCAAGCGTTCCTAGCGGTGTTTATCATATCCGATTTGGCGTCAGTCAAGACGGCTCTGGTCGCGGCGGCGGCTGCGGCTCTCAGTGTTGTCAAGACTTACTGTCAGGATCGTGTAACGAGGTAGTCATGGACAATGCCGATTTTGATGCACGATGGGGGGACTTCATGGCATCGAACGGCGTCCAGATCGAAGAAGACGTTCTGCGTTCCTTCCAGGAAAGCCGGCACCTTCTCAACATCGACGACGGCACCCACGCATCCTGGTACGGCGACCGACTCGGTGTCCTCCTGGTGTTCCAACGCCCCGAAGCAGAAGCAATGGTCGGCGGTTGGCAGGATGCCAGCGGCAACGACCTGATCGCCCTGTCACGGGTTCTCGGATGGGTCACCGGGTTCGTCGAGATGCTCGAACAGTGCCTGACGCTCTACGACTTCACAGAAGAATAGGACCGTATTCGTTCATGTATGACAGGTGATTCAAGCAACGCTGCCTGTAGTTTCTGAATGATCCGGTCGCGTTTACGCGCCAACGTCGTCTTCGGTATACCCAGGACACGACCGACGAAACGCAGACTCAACCGCACCGTGGTCAACATGAGGAAGATCCACCGTTCTTCCTCGGTGAGGCAATCCAGGGCATCAGCGACGATCTCCCGTAGTTCGTCCTGTTCCGCGATGCTTTCCTCGGGTTCAACCCCAGGTGCTGACAGCAGCAAAGCCTCGTAATGGTTCTCAGGGCGGCGTTGCGCCCACGGTCGGATCGCCAACGCTGGACGATCCGCCTGAGCCGGCCCCATGAGAACATCCATCAGGTACGGGTCGGCTGTCCATGCTCCCCGCTCCGCCCTACTCAATAGACGGTGCGTTCAGAAACTGCTCCCCAATGACCCGTGTGTTCTCCGGGTCGTAATGCGACGGTTCACCCTTTTCCCACGCCTCGTCATAGTCGATCCAGCCCAGGATGTCGACGACGCGGAACTCCGGCGGAACAGGTTGCACCACCCACAGCACAAGCCCCATGCCTAACTGGCGTCGGCGTACAGCGGCGCTGGTGCTGGTCCGCACCCGACGCACCTCGATGTTGTGCCCCACATCAGGCAGATGCCTGTAAACCTTATGGTCCGACTTGTGCCAGACGTGCCCCGGCCAATACTGGTTCGTGACCTTCGCCACGGCCAGTTCCCCCACGGATGCGGCAGCCAGAGCGGTGCGGTTGTCCTCCATGCGCTTCTTGTCGTAGTGGGCGGCATCCGCCTTGCCCCAGTTCTCGATGAACCGACGGGCACCAACATGCAATGCATGTTCGTACTCCCACGGGTCCAGTTCAATCTGCATCATTTCTTCTTTCCGATCAGACGATGAACCTGCCGATCATCCTCATAGGCGTGACCGTTCAGAGCATCCTCGACCAGTTTCAGGTAGTTGGACACGTCCCCCCGCAACGGAGACTTGTCCATCTCTATCGGTGTCAACGTGATCGTCACCCGGTCCTTGGAGAACACGCACGCCAGCGACACCGGCCCCTCAAACTTCGGTCCTGCGTATGATGCAGCGATCTTGGCCTCAGCGACGACGGTGCCGTGCGGCGTGTAGGTGCGTCCCTTCCCGAAGCGGGGACGCCCCTTCGCTCTGGGTTGCCCCTTGACCGTGAACCGGTACGTTCGAGGATTGGGTGCCATCAGAGCTCTCCTAAGGTTTGGTTCCTGGCGTTCGTAACAAGTTCTTCGAGGCGTCGGTCACGGTCGCTACGACCCACAAACTTTCCGACACGTTCATCCAGTTGCCCCGTCAGGTGCAGCACCGTGTGGTCGCTGTAGTTCTGCCGGAACAAGGAACAGGCGAAGGCGTACAGTGCGTTGGATCGGTCTTCCCGAATGTCACCTTCCCATATCTTGCGGGCGATGTATCCGAAGTTGTCGTCGTCGCGGATGCGGACCTGGTCGACCTGAGAGATTGGCTTCGAGTGCTGCTCCTGGTACAACGCATGGATGGAACGGATGGCGTGGCTGCTGGCCCTCGACTCCCACGCTGTTTCCACGAAGTCGTCCAATGTATACGGTTTGTTATACATGTCGACGACGACCTGCCGGCCAGGGTTACCCATGTTCGGATACGGCAGCAGTAGACAGTTCCCGAATCCCTTCCCATCCAACGTGATCTGTTTCGGGTAGACCTCGCGGACGGGTACGTCCACCAGCCGGCACGCACCCAGCATCGCCTCCCGTCCCATCTCCGCCGTCAACGGCTGCCGCAGGTACACCCACACATGGAAGCCCTTCGACCGGGACCGCTCAATCCAACCCCGGATGCCGAACCGTTCCAACAACCGTTGCAGATTGCAGGCATGGACAAAGTCGGGTTCACCCTCGTCGAGGTCGACAGCCAACCAGTTCACATACCACTCAGCGGTACGCTGATAGTCCTTCCTGAAAAGGGGGTACACACCAATGGGTGGCTCCCCCTCCAGGTGCCCCCGCACGGCATCCTCGTACGGCTCACCGATAGCGGAGTACGCCTCACCCCGTTCGTTGACCAGAGGACGGATACCGTCGTAGTTGATGGCTATACGGCCACCCTGGTGCAGGCGGGCGAAGGTATCGACTACATCATCCATCGGTCATCCGAAGGAATGTCAGATTCGTAGTATTCGCGGACAAGGCCACAGTGCGGATCCATGTAATAGTCGATAGGGGGATTGGTCGTATGGCACGGAGGCCGCTTGTTCTTACACAGATCCAACGAGATGGACACCGAATGGATGCGACGCTGATAGTCGTCAAGTTTCGCAAGGTCACGCTTGCGAAACACATTCAACTGGAGGATGGCATACTCGTCAGCGTTGTATTTACCGTCATCCATTCCCCTCGACATTCCCCGCGTCGAGCTCTTACCAGACTGGTGGACGAGGGCAACGGGAAGGTTCTCCGTTTCAGCCCACTCCTTCACACCCTTCAACACTGATGACACACCCTCGTAACCGGACGCTGCCGGCAACTGCTCGAGGAAGTCGATCATCACGAACCGTGGACGGATCTGCCAGAAGTCCTCACACTCGGCCAGGGCAATACTCATCTGATCGAACGCCATCGCGGACGGAAATATCTGCACCCGATCCAACGTGTCCTTGGCATCCTCGATATGTTGCCGATGCGTCGGGTCGCCTGCCTGCAACCCTTCCTCCACGTCGGCCAGGTTCTGGAGGTACAGAAGGGCGTACAGTTTGCTGACAACCAGAGTCTCCGGTTCATCCGGTGTGAAGATCACAGCGCGGAAGTCTGGATCCGCAGTCAGGTTCGTCGCTATGGCCGACAGCAACACGGCAGACTTGCCACTATGGGCACGGCCCGTGACCACCAGAACGTCCGACGGCCACACGCCACGCATCTTGGTGTCGATGTCTCCCAACCCCAGGAAGAACCTGTCGTGGCTCCCCGCTGCGTATTCCACCCACTTGTCGACCGCTTTGTGGCTGGGTTGGAAGTAACGATAGTTACGGCCAGCGGGCTGAACATCGGCACCCTCCAATCGGGCGTCGATGTCAGCCGCACTGAGCGCAACAGGTGCGCCTTCGATCACTTACCGTAGGCGTACTGCTGGAGTTCGGACCGCCTCGACTCCCACGGGAAGTCGACGGCGTCGGCCTGGGTCTGACCAGCGGCCTGATCCCACACCTTCAACGGGACGTTGCTGTCACCATCGTTGACCCACAGGCCCACGTTGTTCCCCACGGTGACCCCCATGTGCGTGAACGCCTCCTTCATCACGGAGAAGTTCGGGAAGTTCTTGCCACTCTTGGCAAGATCGGTGGTGCCGTCGCCGTGTTCCTTGACCTCGAACACCTTGATGGTGCCGCCGTTACCGTCGGACCACTCGTTCGGCTGGAACGCCAACACGTTCCACGCAGCCTGCTTCTCGTCGGCCTTCTGACCGACACAGAAGTCGACGCGGGGGTAAATCTTCGCCCCCACACGAGCCCCACCGGGGGCTGTTCCAGCCGCCTGAGGGGCAGGAGCAGCGGCAACCGACTGCTGGGTCGGGCCAGGCGCCACAACAAGCGCAGGAGCAGCCGTAGTGACCGCTCCGGGGAACACCTGAGCAACGATGCCGGCACCGGCACGCTCCACCAGGTCATTGTGGACTGCCTCCACGCAGCCCAGGTACTTGTCAATGTCGGAGCTCCCGCAGCAGACGGAGCCTGCCACCTTTGCTGCAACCTGAGCGATGATCGAAGAATCCCGATCCATGCTGTATCTCTCTCTCTCCCCTTTACCAGGGTGTAGAGCCAAGGTGTTTCCCTCGGCATTCACCAGCCTGCCAGACGGGGCACCACTTCGGTGAGCAATGCCATCCCGCCCAACGCTTAGGCCAGACCTTCAGATCAGATTGTATCAAAGCAGCCACAGACCAGCAGAGATCCCGAAGCGCCTCAACCTCGGAGCCATCCCGTTCAATGCGAATGACCTGGACCTTCCCATTTACCAACGCCACCAGATCAAAGTCTGGTATCCCGAAAGCGAAACAGTAGACGCTGGCCTGGAGGTTCCACCGCTTCTGCTCCCACGGCAGGTACTCACGGCTCGGGTTCTTCCAGTCCAGGATCAGGTCATCCTGAACCCAGTCAGCGGTTCCAGTAAGAACTAGGCGTACACCGTCACGTTCATCCAGGGTGGTGCGGAAGGACTGCTCGACACCTGTTGGAACCATCAGGTTCGGGAAACATTCTTCGTGCCAAACACTGAGATTCTTTCGGGCAACATCCACCACAGTCTCAAACTCATGGCGCCACACTTCCACCCCTCCGGCAAGACCGGATGAGATTTCATCCATGTATTCGGATGCTTCCCTATAGGTAACCCTGTTACCCGTATGCATTAGTTCATTACCGCAATACTCGATAGCGGCATGAACCATGTTGCCTCGCAACATGTCGCTACTCTCCTGCGAACGGACCAGACCCAGGCGTTCCTGACGGGCCTGCTCCGGGCAGTTCGAGAAGGTGTTCAGGAAACTCTGGCGAATCGGAATCTCGATCATGGAACCAGTATGGCATACAGGTGAGACAGCGGGGGCGCACCCCGGTCGGTGGTGGCCCCGTTACCCCCAACCCCCCCTAAAGGGGGGTTGGGGTACCGTCGGTCAATCATACAGGGGGGCGTCGGAGAAGGCGGGAACCACATCCGTCAACGCCACGTTGTGCATCCGCTCGTCGATGGCACGGTTCAACAGTTCATGCGAACGGACACGACCCACGCCGGCCAGGCGCCCAACCTCGGCCCCGTTACCGATGTCGAGTTGGGCGTCGAGCATGGCCTGTCGACGCACGAAAGCGACGGCCATCTTCAACCCTTCCAGGTTGTGGGCTATCTCCGCTGAAAGGCGTAAAACCATCTCATGGTCATCGCCGTATTCGTCCAAATGTTTCCGCATTGCAATGCCGAATATGGAGGGTTCTGGCAGCAGGTTGGTACCGAAAACGTAGACAGGGTCAGCGCCGTTACCCACGCTGTGTTTCCCACCCGGAAACCGTTGAATACCGGTCGGCTTCCTTGCGTATCTCCTTATCCAACGACTCGATCAGAGCTCTGATCCGGTGGATGCCGGCAGGGTCGAACAGGTGGGGTTTCGCCACGATCTCGCTGAACGGCCCATGCACGCCCAGGAGCGTGCGTTGGGCCTCGCGAAGGCGACTCTCCATGCTCACGGTGGGAGTCAGGAACTCTCCGTCAGGGTTGGTTGGTGTTGCCACAGTTACCTCCCGGTGGTTGATGGCTTTGTTGGAATGGTTGTTGTCTCTACCTGTACGTCAGGGTGTCCCACTTCACGGCATCAGTCGTCGTACAAGGTGTCCTCCTTGGTGACGCACTTCTCGCAGACGACCTCGAAGCCACCCTGCTCGTCGCGGACCCTCATCTCGCAGTCGAGGTCCATGAGCACGTCGCACCGCTCACAGTTCCAGCACATGCACAGGACACAGATGTCGTCGCCCGGCCTCAGGTCGGGTTCCTCACCCCGTTCAACGGACGTGCAGGTGTGGTACTCGACGTTGGCGCAGTTACCCATCTGCCACCTCCGTCACACAGATGCGGACCAGATCGTCACCACCGGGGGCACGGTCAACGTGCGTGACCTGGAGACTGCTGCGGGGCAGAACGAACACCTCGTGCGATCTGGCTTGCTCCAGCATCTCCG